GTTCAGTCATTTCAGTCCAATCAGTTTAGCAAAATCAGGAGTGATAGTAAGGTTTTGTTCTTTTACAAGATTACGAACTTCTTTACGGAGATGAAGATACTTGTCTCGGTATTCTGTGAGATACTTTTGTGCTTTGTTCTTTTCATCAAAGTCGCACTGGTGTTCGTAGGTTCTATCATATCTCATTTTTTTAAGTCATCCAAACAAGCAATAAGTTTTACGATGTGATAGTTTTCTTTGAAATGCTCTGTGCTATTCAATTCCTCATAGGCATCTTCTATTGTAAGGTAAATGACTTGATTGGTCTTGTGTAAATCAGCATAGACCTTACCATCCTGCCTTTTCAACATAATCACATAGAATTCAGTCATTTCAGTTCCTCTTCATCTTGTTCAATTTGAAAGATAGCATTTAGAAACTCCAAACCATACTTAGCAACCACAAATGCATCTTTATCCTCAAAGAACCTATCACCTATGGTTCTCATATCATAACCTTCTTTGTGTTTATCAAAGAAAGCAACAACACAACAAGTTTCACCGTGAGTTTGAGGATACCACTTGACGAGTTCATACTTTTGATTGCATTTACTCCAACGAAACTCTACATTACGAAATCTCATTTTTCTCCTCAAAATCAAACCATTCATACAAAGAATTCATCGCACCCTCAACCACACAATCAACCACAGCATCTTCGTGCGGGTTTTCTACGTGTTTGTGAGCACGATTATAACCGAAACGGACACCTTCTTCAAGTGCCATTTCTAATACTTTACGAAAGTTAGGTTTCATTAAATTACCTCCCAGTGTGCGTCAGATTTGTCACCGAAACGATTAGTTCCAGTTCTTGTGCTAACCCAGAAGAAGTATTTGCGGTTTTCTGATGCCAAGAATAACTCACCACCAGTATCCTGTTCTACAATACAAATAGGATTGTTTTCCATAATGTTAGCTAGGCGATTCTTCGCTTTGCTGCTTTTGGGTCTGACTGTTACTCTTCTCATTTTGAATCTCCAGTTTCAGTTTGCGAATACCAGTAATGAAGTAAGCAAAGTCGCGGGATTCAGTCACCCGCTTTTCTTCACCACACACACCACATTTACCATTCCATACAGATGAACAACCTACGGAATAAACTCCATAAGTTTTCCCACAATCCATACAAGTGGTGCCTGCCTGTTCAAGGCGTTTGAGTAGTGCCTTCTTCTCTTTGAGAGTCATAATCCAGTTCAACAAGAGGTTTTTTGTCTGTGAGGTAATCATACAGCATATCGGCAAACCCGTAATGGGGTCTTGTGCCAGTTTCTATACTGGTTGAGGTCGCCACCGTCCACATAATATCCAGGTCAAATTTGTCAGGTAGATTTTTCATCATTCAACTCTATATCATCAGTAAGTTCTTTAATCCTATCAAAGAAATCTTCATCAAGTGGATATACCTTTTCTTCACCACGATCTATTCTATCACACATATCCATCAGATATTCTAGAAATTCTTTAGGATATGTTTCATCCATATTGATAGAAGTCCAGAACCACTGGTAACATTCTTCATATGGGTCGTCATCTTTCAGTAGGGCATAGTTCTCATAGTTTCCACTGATGAGATCTCTCCACATCTTGAAGTTGTTCCAGACTTCTCTCCATCCCGTCCGGAAACAATGTCCAAAGTAATACTCAAACCAATTCAGTTTCGTCTTCATCTAATTTCTCCAGTCGTTCCCAATTCCAAGTGCGTTCAATAAATCCAATATCAAATCCGAATTTATATACCCAGAACAGAATACTCAAAATACTACCAGTTCCTGATTTAATTTGAATATAAGGCCAAGAAGGATAATCATTCCAACTTACAGATGCCTGAAGAAGCGCCCAACGATCTGTAAATAGAAACTGAATATACCATTCGTGCCCAAAGTCTTCACGATAAGACCATTTAGCAACTTGAAAAAATTTCATTGATTCAGTTCCTCAGCAAGTTGTAGCATATCATTCTTATCCAGAACGATCATATCGTTCTGTGCATTATACCACTTTACAGTTTCTGCTGCTACTTGAAGAACTGCTGCAACTAACTTTTCTTCTGTGTCAGCACCAGAGTTTCGATGTTGCCATACCACGTTCATAAACTCTTTTGCTCTATCAGTCATCTTTATAGTTATCCTCAAATTGAAACCATTCATCCAAAGAGTTTATTACTTGTTCCACAATACTATCAATCACAGCACCTTCACTTGGATTCTCCACATACTTATGAGCACGATTATACCCATATGTCACTCCATATTCAATTGCCATTTCCAACACTTTACGAAAGTTTGGTTTCATTGTTATTAATTTTATTTTATGTACACAGTATACTTAATAAAAGTAAAAAGGTCAAGTTCTAATGTGACGCTTTAAGAACCGTCCTCATACAAAAATTATATGTTTACCTCTCAATATAACTCAAGGTATGATTCTGAGCATAAAGTTGTTGGATAATAATATCACAACCAATTTTTGGATTACAATCTCCACAAGTATAAACATCTACTGCTGCTTTACCCTCTTCAGGCCAAGTATGAATACTAATATGACTTTCTGCCAACAAACACATCACAGTCACTCCTTGCGGATCAAACTTTTTTGAAATCGTTTGTACTACAGTCGCACCACTAGCAACTGCTGCATTCTCTAAAAGATCTATAAGACAACGCTCATCATCTAAAAGGACAAACGAACACCCATACAAATTTAAGAGATAGTGCTTTCCCATCATTCAATCGCTTCGGAGTCTATACCATATTCATTTATTAATTTATCTATTTTGGTTTCTTGACCGGATAACTTCTCCACTTCATAAATGGAAGATTTTTGATACTTTTTAAGTTTTTTATATTGCTTGATAATTTTATTTACCTCTTGATTTTTTACATAAAGAAGCAATTTTTTGTCTTTGGCTGGATCAGAAAATCCCTTAAAACCTTCAGTCATCTTTTTTTCTTTTTCTTATCTTCTTTTTGATATCCCCAAAGTTTTGGATTGGTTCTGCCATATCCAAAATCAATTTTTCTCACAGCACCTGGACCATACTTGTCATAATACATGTCAAATATACGAACTCTACTACCTCTAATCAAATCCATATGAGTTTCATTTCCAATCTGATACCAGATTAGATATCCATCATTTGGAAATGATGGATTTTTTGCCTGATCTATTGTTGTTTTTTCAAGAAGTATTTCACATCCATACTCACTAGGCAGAATATCTTTGTCTGTATTATCATACTCTGCCATAGTATTCTCCTGCTCTACTGCTACTGTCATGAACGCCCACCCCAGTTAATATCTGGATAAGCTTCTTTGACATTCTCAAATGTGATCTTATATTTATTACCAAGTTTTTTATCCTTAACAAGAATTAGAACTTCTGCTTCTTTAGGATGAAGTCCTCTTAGTAAATTAATAAACATCGTCTCTCTACGAATTGTAGAAAGACTATCGTTTCCACCTTTTACAAAATGATAAAGATTTTGATATTCTCTGCGAAGAGAAGTTTTACCACGACCATCTAAATCTTGACCAGTTGCGGACTCTCCTCCAATAGATTCTTTTCTAAGATTATCTGAAAGAGTTCCAGAGTAAACGGTTTGTTCATTTGCTTCAGCATATGGAACATCCCCATCTGGAAGAAGACTGATAACAGTTTCATCAAAATTCCAAATAAAAATTGATTTTAAAGCATCATGTTCATAAGTTTTAAGAACTTCTACTGTTTTTGCAGCAGACCTCTGTTTTGATGCAAGTTCCAAAACCTCAAACACAAAAGGATTGAGTGGTAAACTTTCGATTGGTTTTTCAATCGTCTTCTTCGTCGTCGTTATAGTCATAGTCATTTTCAAAACGTACTGCTAAAATTTCGTCTGGTATTACATTCCCATTTTGATCGAACATCTCTGGGTGTGTATAAATCGGAGATGTTTGATAGAAGTGCTCTTTGGCTAACCACCCTACTACACCTCCTACAAAAAAGAACATGATTGAAACTAATGTTCCTATGGTGAGAGTTACTGCTAACATAGTTTTTCTCCAGAGATTTATTTTTTCCTTGTATCAATATGAAATTCAAAGTAAAAATGAAATTCTCTGTTAAGAAGAGAAATCATTTTCCCAAACTTCAACTGAAAAGTCTTTGGTTTTAATGATTTGCTTCTCCTATTGCGTAGTAATAACTCAATTCCCCTATTAATTTGGGGACCATGATTATTTAGATTTCTTTTTTCGTCTCCCTGGTCGTTTATCATGACTGTATTTCCATGCATCCTCTAAAATGCCGTACAAATAGTTTCTAATTTTTCTTGCTTCTGGTTTGGAAATATGTCCGTATGCCTCTCTCAATTGTTTATGTAAGTTATCAGCACCACCTTCCAAGTATTCATCCAAATCTGATACGAGTTCACTGATATTATGTGCAGTAGCACTCTCAATGAACTCATCTACCTCAAGTTTTTTTGTTCCACGAACCTTTAAATAATCATAAAATTTAAGAACAAACTGTCCATTAAAAGCATAATCAATTGCTTTCTCAACATCAGTATAAACTTCGTGAACGGTGTTTTCCATTAAACTAAATTTTGCTCCTTTAAAAATTGAACAGTATCAGAACATCCTCCGATGTATTTGTCATCTACAATTACTTGAGGAAATGTAGATCTTTCTCCAAATTCGGAATAGAACTCCTCACGAGTAAAATCTTTATTCAGTTTATAAATCACATATTGCAACTCTGCTAATTGTAGCACCTGTTCGACTTTTGTGCAATATGGACAACCATCTTTTGAATAGATTGTAAATTTCATAGTTTTATTTGAGTTTTGATTTTTATTTAGGATAAACAATTGAGGCCAAGTATCACGAATAATCTCTGCAAGTTTATAAGGTGTCTCCGAACTAATCATTTATATTTTTCAAGAGCATAAATTCCATTTTTCTCCACAATCGCAGAGCAAGTATCACACCAATCACCGCAGCACATATACAAAAGTTTATTAAAGTACCTGATGTTTCCGTGATGAATATGACCGCAGATTACGCCATCATATTTCTTATCTCTTTGAATACAATATGATGCAATATCAGTCTCATATTGATTGATATATTTTTTCCCACGAATCGTATTCTTCAGTGCATAGACCAAAGAAAATCTGAAAAATCTTTCCAGAAACAAACTCAGTGGTGTAATCAATTCATATCCTTTATTAAACACCAACTGCTTCCAAGACCCAGAAGAATACTCCGAATACTTATCTCCGTGAATACACAAAAACTTGTTGCCTCTTGAATCTCTATGCGTATATTCATCTACCATTCTAAAGTTCTTATGTTCAAAATCACAATACCGACGAATCTGCCCTTCATGATTTCCCAGAATATAAATGACTTCTGCTCCTTTCTTGGCAAGGTTTAGAATCTGATGAACACACTCCGTATGTTCTTTTTTCCAGTGAGTGTTGTATGTCTCCATACAAGCAATATCAATAATATCTCCGACCAATACTAATTTTTTTGTTTTGAGTTCTTTAATAAACTTTAAGAACTTTTGAGTGTTGCATCTGTTTGTGCCTAGATGCACATCAGAAATAAAAACTGTATCGTAAGTCATAATCAAGTGTTTATTTTATATATCTTGCGTGATGGACATTATAAACATGAAGATTCCAAACAATTGGAAGAGGAGGAGGATATGAAGGAATGTCATTGGTGTTTTTGTAGATATGCCGCAAGTTTTCCTAAATGATTTATACTATCATCAACTTGACCTAATACCATATTGCAGTTTCTACAAAGCAACTGACGGACTTTCCCAGTCTTATGGTCGTGGTCTACACATAGTTTCTTCCACTTTCCATCTCCAGGTTTTTCACAAACAGCACAAACACCTTTTTGTTTTTCAAACATCTCTTGATGTTCTTGGAGAGTTATACCATAGTTTCTTTTTAAGTCATTATTTCTTGTGCGATTTGGATTTTCTTCGTGCCTCCTCTTCACCCTCTCTTTATCACATTCTTTACAAGCAGAATGCCTAACCATAGTCACCTTATTTCTTACATAAAAATCCGTAGCAAGTTTTTCCTTACCACAGGTCATACAAGTTTTATAGAGGTCAGAGTAAAGTTTAGTCATTCTCGTGTTTTCTTTCGTGCATAATTATTTATAAAAAAAGAAACTCCGAAGAGTTTCTCCTTATTATATCATCCGATGGTTGGAGCAGTCAAGGCAACTGGTGTTGCTTCAACTGATGCTAAATCCAAAGGAAAGTTGTGTGCATTCTTGAAATCCCACTGTCGCCAGGGGCAAGGACTATATCATCACTCATAAGAGTGTCGGACGCTAGTGGCGTATTACGGATGAAGCGTCATCCACCGCCTAGTCTCTGAACCTTCCTTACACGCTTGCAAGGCTTGGCTGCTGATTGTCTACAAGAGAGTTCCAGCAATTCATCCGATTTAACGAGCGCCATGCGGACACAAAACGCTCGTGCATTACCTCAAATCCCAAATTTGCGGAATTTAAGATGTCTGCCCAAGTTTTAATTACATGATTTCTATTATCAAGGAGTGATTGGTTGAAGTTGAAACCGTTCAGGTTGAATGCCATGGTGCTAACACCTAGAGCAGCAAACCAGATACCCACAACAGGCCAAGCAGCAAGGAAGAAATGCAAAGATCTACTATTATTAAATGAAGCATATTGGAAAATTAGACGACCAAAGTATCCATGAGCAGCAACAATGTTGTAGGTCTCTTCTTCTTGACCAAACTTGTAACCGTAGTTCTGAGAAATATCCTCAGTGGTTTCACGAATCAGACTAGAAGTAACCAGAGAGCCGTGCATCGCACTGAACAGAGAACCACCGAACACACCAGCAACTCCAAGCATGTGGAAGGGGTGCATCAGGATATTATGTTCTGCCTGGAATACCAACCATTAGGCAGAACGGGAACCTATGTTTCCATAGGGATTGGACTATATCATCAATCTATTTTATTAGATTGTCGGGCGCTTAAACCTGTTATTAAGGGGACTAAACCCCTCAGGTAGTCTCTGAACCTTTCTTAGATGTATCTAAGACTTGGATGCTGATTGCCGTGTCGTATTGCTCTTTAAGAAAGAGATTAAACTGTTCTTCTGTATTATTACCATAACCATAAAGGTCGTGGAATAGTTTATGAACTTCTTTGTGAATAAGAACGCCGTTGGTAATATCATATCTTCTTTGGGGATATGCGTTCCAACCATCTAAATGATGAGTAACAAGGTTAGATTTTTTACCAGTAATAACACAAGTTCTATTAAACCTTTGCTTTACTGCCTCTCTCCAAATATAATAATCTGTTGAGGGGTTGTTAAAATCTCTATTGGGAGTTCCTTTATATGCAGGATGGTTTTTACCGAACCTGCCTTTGAGAGAACCTTTGCGACCTTGTGCTTTTAGAGATAGAAGTTTTCTGGTTTCATCACTAACATCCTTTCCTTTTTGAGTTTTGGAAATAGTGATTTTCCTACAATGAGGGCACCCAGTTTTCTTTGCGTTTTTATAAGAAGCAACACTTGTATCAAAATGATTATTACAAGTATTACAGAAAAACTGAACTTTACTTTTGATATCAGTATAACCTTCCATAGAAACTATTGTGTGGTTTCTATTTTCGGCAATATCTTTTATATCATCAATAGTAAGTTTCTTAGACATTTAACTTTATGTATCTATTATTATTTATAATAACATAAAGTTTAAGGTTAGTCAATACGATTTAGGTTTCCAGCAGTTCACCCGATTTATACTACACATTGGTTTAGTTTATGTAGTTAAACGTACCAGAGATGCCCAGAGGCATCGCATCAGAGAACGAACCTTGACCGAAAGGATAGACCAAAAATACAGCAGATGCAGCAGCAACAGGAGCACTGTATGCAACACAGATCCAAGGACGCATTCCAAGACGGTAGGAAAGCTCCCACTCACGTCCCATATAGGCATAGATACCAATCAGGAAGTGGAAAACAACAAGTTGGAAAGGTCCACCGTTGTAAAGCCACTCATCTAGGGAAGCAGCTTCCCAGATGGGGTAAAAGTGAAGTCCAATAGCGTTAGAAGAAGGAACAACAGCACCAGAAATGATGTTGTTTCCGTACATCAGTGAACCTGCGACTGGTTCACGAATCCCGTCAATATCAACGGGAGGAGCTGCAACGAATGCAACAATGAAGCAAATAGTAGCGGCAAGCAATGTTGGAATCATTAGAGTTCCAAACCAACCGACATAAAGACGGTTATTGGTTGAAGTAACCCATTCGCAGAATGAGTCCCACGCCGAAGTAGTTGAGCGGCGTGAAGCGATTGTAGCAGTCATATGTTTTAAAAGGGTAAGTAAAAGTCCAGGGGGTTCTGGATATTACAATATGCTCCGCAACACCCTCCATTGCGGATATGAGAGACTGTGTTTAACCTCCCCATAGGTCTCGGTTAGGTAGAGGAACTCTGTTACGAATTATGAGAATTTGTAACATTTGTTTACTTATTTATTGTAGCATTGTCAGGAAATCCTGTCAATAGGAATAAATCCTTAGAGCATTCAATACACAATCACAAAACATAAATACTTACAAACTTATTAATAGAGCAATGAAAAGACTTCTTTTAGCCTTTTCGTTATTCTTAACTACTCCTGTTTTTGCTGCTGAAATTACATCCAAAATTGTTGATTCCGTACAATTAAATGTTCAGGGTGCTGCGGTACAATCAAATAGAGTAGGAGGTTCCTACTCAGTCTCAGGTACAAATATTGATGTTACAACTCTTGGTGGAGTTGGTAATGCTGGTTCATACGATATTAATACAAATGGTGCAGCATTTACTTTTTCTGAAACATCAGTCACTGCAGATACTATTGTCACCACTCAGTCGGCAGCTTCTGGAACAGTTGCTTCTCCCAACCTTTATAGCAACTCTACTACTCAGTTAGGTGGAGACAAAGGTTCTCTTGCTGGTTCTTTAAGTGGAACTGGTGTTCCTACTGTAACTGCTGGTGGATCTGGCACAACTGCAACTGCACAACGTAGCGTAGAACTGAGCGTATTCAAGTGAGATACATAACTCTCAGACTGGTTACAGTTTTGGGAGTTATAAGTCCCTCATACGCTGGACCGATAACTCCCAATTTCACCAGTGGGACCATTACATCAGAGACTAAGACTCGCACTGAAGTGATTGAGGTTATCAAGCAAATAGAATACACCACTGGAACATCTTATACTGTCACAGGTACTAATATAAACATCCCTGCTCGTCCAGAGCCAGGAGCGAACTATACCATCATCAATCAAGGTGCTCCGTTCCAGTTCAGTGAGACTCATCTGACTCCTGGAGTGGCAAAGGAAACATGGATAGATCGAAAAACTACCGAAGATTCGGTAACAAACAGCATATCTGTATTCACTCAATAGTATTTCTATTGAGCGCATCTGCATATGCACAGCAAGCACCATCAAATACAAATATAGCAGGACCCTCAGCATCTGCGACTGGTAATGTAACTAACCAAGCAGTTCAGGTTCTTCAGGGTCCTTATGCTATGAACACTTATGGTGGTGGAGTCTCTTGCCAGGGACCAACAATGAGTGTTGCACCGTTTATGTTGGGAAATTTGAATGGCAATAGAGATCCGACATCTTATCAAACATATAGTGGAAATGCTGGAATATCAATGGGATTTAATTTTCCTCTTGATGGTTCACTACAAGAACTTTGTAAGGCAAGAGTTCGCACAGAAATATCAAGGCAACAGGCAGAAGCAGACAAAGCACGTCTTGATTTTGAACTTGTAAGGATGATCAAGTGCCTAGAGATTATAAAGGGTGGTGGTTTTTTTCACCCAGAAAGTCCTTATGGAAAAATATGTGCAGACATAGTTGGACCATCACCTAATGGATATTTAATGACTGGGAATGGTAAAGTTGTTTCAAAAATTACAAAATAATTTCTACTCATAAATACTAAGTTACCGCAACAGTCAAATGGCAAAGTCAGCAAATAAAGGCAAAAAAGGTTCTGCTGGAGGGAAGCAGTCCAAACAGAATCAAGGTAACGCTACTGCTAAAAAAGCAAAAAATGGTGGTAAGAAAAAATGAGGTATTATGCCAAGAGAATGGAATACTCCCGTTCGGGAACCTTGGAATCCTATAATTAAAAAGTGCCTTGATGCTGTCGATGAACACATCAAGGAATATGTCAAAACTGAAGACCCCTGGCATTTATCGCAAGCAGAAATATTAAGAAAATATGTAAAAGACTTAAAAGTTTGGATACACAAAAAAGAGGGAAGAGAATGAAAAATTTAGCACTTATTTTATCAGCAACAAGTCTGGCGATTAGTGGAGCACTTGCTTATGGTGCTTATGTGACTTATCAAAAGGCACAGAAGATTCTGAATAATCCAGAAGAGTTTGTTGGTGCTGTTGTAGAAAAACAAGTCAGTAAAGCAATCGAAAAGTTGCCTATTCCCAAGATAAATACTGAGAAGTTTAGATTACCTTTCTAAATATGAAACTTTTTAAAATTGGTGCAGTGATTGCTGCCCTTTCATTAGCAACACTTGCTGTTAAAGCAGATGTTATTGTTGGAGTTCATGATGGAGATACAGTAACCACAGCATCTGGTGAAAAAATTCGTCTTGCTTGTATTGATGCTCCAGAAGTAACCAATAACAAGCATGGTAAAAAAGACCCAATTGGTGGTCCTGCTGCACAGAAATGGTTGTCTGATTTAGTTCTCAACAAAGATATTAAAATTGAGAGAGTTACCAAAGACCTTTATGGTAGAACTGTTGGTCGTCTCTTTCTTGCTGATGGAACTGAAATTAATCAACAAGCAGTGGCAACAGGTCATGCTGTAGTTTATATGCCAAAGGCTTGTTCTTGGGCACAAAAATAATCACTTTGAGTGAAACTTATTATATTGGTCTTTCTTTTCTACCTTCTGTTCTTTTTTGAGTAACTTATTTACTTTTTTCATAGAAGCAGATTTTTCAAAAGCAAAATAAACTTGCGTTTCATATGGGGTAAGATCTCTGTTTAAGAGTTTCTTACCCCTTACAAATATCTGCTCAACTATTGGTTTCATTTTTTTTACCATCCATTCCACCAAAGATTTGCCAACAATAGCCGCAGCAACAGAAGCAGTAGCAGTGGTGCCAGCAAGTATAACCTGTTCTTTTGGAGGAACTGGAACTGCACCAACAAATGGAACTTGAATTTCTGGTACTCCAAGATTACTATTTGTAGTGGGTTGATCGGAAATATTCCGATTATCTTGAGTATTTTGAACAGGAATTTGAATCTGAGTTAATGTAGGTTTACTGTCTGGTAGCCCTCTGGATTTTTCTTCCTTTTCTTCTTCTTTCTTTTTTTGCTCTGCTTTCACGGCAGCATCAAACTCTTCCTGTGTTGGCACATCAATCACAGGATAATTTAATGTAGGGTTTGGCATATCAATGATAGGAAGTGCCAAACCCCTTATACTAGGTTTCTCAGGTAACCGATTAGACCCTTCCGACAGGTACGGAATTATCGGTGGAGGCATCTCCCGCACCGCATTCTGGGCAACTTTCGGTTGATTCAGAAGAGGCAATTGCTGCAAACTCTGGTTCTGGAGTTGGTTCAACTGCTGTGATTGCAGGTTCGGGATCTCGTTTGGCATCTTCTGGACCATCCTTTTTCATAGTATTGATACCGAATGTTGCAGCAGAAGCAGTAAATACCGTAGCAATAAAAGTTGGATCCATTTTAGCAAGAAGTCCAGCATAGCTAGCAGTCAAGAGCGCAGCGGACCAACTCAAGATTGCAATACGAATTAACTGTCCCATAGTTTCCTTTCTTTTTGTTTGTTCTGACATTGTTGGTAAGTTAGGTAAGTAAGTTTACTTAATAACTTCACAGCAACGAGCATAATATTTTTTACGGTCATCTAAACCGTTATAACCACCGTTGACTCTTTTTGTAACTTGATCAACACTTGGGTTTGAATCACATAAAGCATTCATATTATTATTATGCCACCAGAACCCAGCTGATGTCATAGGATACTTATTAGCAACATATGTAACACCCTGCATAACATTAGGGTCTTTAATGTAGTTTGCAAATGCCTGATAGTTTGCACGACCAGTCATCTGGATGTATCCAGCGCCCTTAAATTTTTTACCATCACCTGCTTGAGTATTTCCAAGATCTGAACGACCTTCATAATCAGCACCAGAAGCAAGTTCTTCTTTATATCTTCCTCCACCACTTTCGTGAGAGATTTGTGAAAGGAAGTGTCTGATACGGACTGGTGTATTAATCTTGAAAAAACCAAGACCATGATTCATTTCATCAACCTCAGCATCGCTGATGAGGTTCTCTGCACAGTTCCAGATGTATGCAAGTTGTTTCTTAGTTACAAGAACAGGACCGCTGCCACCCGCAGAAACAGGAGCAGCGGATGTTACTTTTTTCTATAAATCTCCGCCCAATCAGCAGTGTCTTCAAGATATTCTTTAGGTAGATTATCCTCTAACCATTGAACTGCTTTTACATGATTTGCATTCTTATCATCATAAAATTTAAAAAAGTTGTGTAAATCAATTCTTGCCATTTGATCCTCCGAAATACTTTTGATAAAGGTCGTTTGCTTCTTTATGTTTTCCGTTATTTGTAAGATCCTTTATGATCTTAAGCATCTTTCTTTTAAAATTAATCGAAGATTCTTCCCCATCCATCGTTGCCTCCTGGACACCAACGGTACTTAAGCATTGCTTTTGTATAAATGGTTTTGTGACCATTAGTTACGGGACCTGTGTAATTATCATTACACGAACCATATGGATCATTGCAGTAATAACCCTTACCATCTGGGGTCTTTCCAATCACTACAACCATGTGCCCGCCAGTAGGTGCAGATAAAGGACCACGGTGCAGAATACCAATAACGACAGGTTTCCCAGCGTCAAGACTTTTATCAATATCAGAAAAAGAAAGATTGTAACTAAAGTGTGACTTAACACCATAACCTGCAAGAACTTTTGTCTGAACTGCATGGTCAGTTGTGTCACCAATCGCAAATACTTTCTTAATGTATTCGTCATCGCCTTTAATTGCACCAGGTTTAAGGAATGCAAGGCACATTGCACACGACGAAGAGTTGCAAGTTCTATGTGCATCTCTATAGTTATCTACTTGATTAAAGTAAGGTACATTTAGTACTGCTGGAGCTGGTGGTTTTGTTCTAAAAATATTTACCCAATCAGTATCCGAATCATCCATAAACTTTTCTGGTAGATGATCCTCCAACCACTGAACTGCTGCTACATGATTTTCATTGTTCTCATCATAATACTTAAAAAAGTTATGAAGATCTAATGTCATTTTTTATATTTCTAAACACTGAAGGTATTTATAAAAAAAGCGCCTCCAGGGCGCCTTGTTTATTTTAAGATAGATTATACTCGATTCCTTCACTACGCAGTTTAATCTCCATCAAAATACACCAGGAATTACTTGCCCAGTAACAAGATATGCGCCGACAGCGGCAACAAATCCAAGCATTGCCAAACGTCCATTCAGACGCTCTGCTACTTCAGTAAAAATTTTGTCCATTAGTTTTCTCCTCTTTTAGTAATGTTTTGAATAACTATAAATTTGTCTTTTGGAAGGGTGCCTGCTACACATACTTTGAGTTCGTCTTCATTAGACCAGGCACCACTTTCTACGAGTTCCTGAAGGGCAAGAGAAAGTTGCCCAAGCATTCCAGCAGTCATCAGTAAGTTTCTGCGACTTTCTCTACAGCATAACTCAAAAGCACAAAAAATGCAACTGAGGTAATGGTAAAAATTGCTTCAGTCATCAGAAGATTCCGAAGAAGAAGTTGCCAGTGAGAGTATAAGAAATAATCCCAGCAACAAAACCGACCATTGCCCAGCGTCCATTAGTGCGCTCCTTGACTTCGTTGGGGGTCAACATCCCATAGTTTTCATAATACATGGTGGGTTCTTTTGCCCACATGTTTTGTTGTCCGTATTCATTAGTTGTTACAGTCATTATCTTTTGTAAAGATTTACAACAATAGTATATAGGAAAAAGAAAAAACTGTCAATAGTTTTCGCCCAGATCGATCTGAACGCTGGGAAGCATTGTCACGATTTTTCCACGATACTCTGGACGAAGAGATTGGATAATATAATCTTTAAAATTATGCGCGAGAACAATCAAATACTCTGGTTGATCTTGATATAGTTTCTCTCTTGTAACTACTTCAAATCCAGTTCCAGGTACAAACATTCCTTGCTTATTTTTTGTATCATCAACCACATAAGCATTAGGAAAGTTCTTGGTGCTAATACCAAGAGCATTCAGATAAACACATCCTTTGGCTGCAGCACCAAAAAAAGCAACTTTACCGTCTAAATTCTCAATCCATTTTTTATCTTTAACAATCTTCTTGTGCATCTTGTCTGCTGCTGCAAAGAAATCAAAGTTCTTCTCCGCTTTCAGGTATTCATCAGCAGCACCAGTTGGATTGGAGTGCTTTTTATGAGCAATCCACAAACGCAATGTTCCACCATGAATGGTTTGCTCTTCCGTATTGATAATACGCAATCCATACTTATCAAATAGTTTTACTAGAGGAGTAACCAACCAATAGTAATAGTGCTCATGATAGAATTGATCAAATTGTAAAGTCTCAAATGTTCTTAACGTATATGGAAACTCAAGAATCCATACACCAGTATCTGCAAGATGTTTTCTAACTGCAGCAAGAAACTTTTCAGCACCAGGAGTATGTTGAAATACATTAGTAGAAGTAATAATATCTGCTTTAGGAAGTTCTAGATCCTCATTGAAATAATCATTAATATACTCAATTCCTGCCTCAAGATTCTCTTCACGAAATGAAGCAGATGCGTCTACATTAATAAGATTAAGCGGGTCTTTTGTTTGAGACCGAAACGCTTTCAGTAGAGTACCGTCATTACCACCAACATCAAGGATAGTGTCATGCTTCAGATGTTTGATACTATGCCACATCTTCTGGCAGTGATAAACATAGGGTTTATTCACAGCAGAGTGATATAAGTATTTCATGTACAATTCCTCTGAAGGAATTGCCAAATCTAATTGGATTTTAAGATCTGAATCAATGACAGAACTCATTGGATATTGTGTTGCATCTAATGATTCTTGTTTTGTATAAAACAAGTTATTGACTAATGGTTGTTTTCCAAGGTCTAGTAAAGTCTTATCCATATTATGATCCGCTAGGTTCTGTGATTCTTCCAAGATATGGATCATAGTTCATATAATCCACAATATCAATATTTGCACCATTTTGTGTCCAGAAATTAGTCAAAGCTTGATAATTGCCTTTATGATATACATCAACATGATCTGGATGAATCGATGACCCAAGTTCAGTTCTATAGATCAACAAAGGAATGGAAAAAGTATTTCCAGAATTATAAATCAAATCATCAGCAACTGCTCTTGGTTTGCATCCATTATCCAATTTATATTTTTCTCCACGAATATGAAATTTTAAAAGTTTCTCTGCATGATGTCTATTAATTAAGTAGCAAGCAGTAGAAAAATCATTTACAAATCTTTTGTGCAATCTTACATGAATGTCCCCAGTACATATGATTGCAATTTGCACAACATCCCAATCATAGGGAATATGTGCGTAAAAATCATCCCATGTAAAATTCCAATATTTAACCAAGTCTAAATTACAATCATCTTCCATCATGACTGCATAGGGACTATCTGATGTTTCCATCCAATGTTTGATTGCCTTGAGATGTGATGTAGTACAACCAATTTCACCTGAGGTCATATTATCTGGGTACTTTCCAGAAATAATATCACTCAAATCATCGTGCCTACCATCATATCCAGAAATCCTAGTATAATTATTAATCTCCCAATACTTAAATTGGTCCTCCATATACTTCCATCTTTCTGGTTGATCATCAAGATTTACACAGTAAATTGGACCGATGTTTTTAAGTTTATATGCAGATTTATTTTTGTCTAATAAGTTGTTCATAAATCAATCCAAAATACTTCTTCGCAAGGAATTCCAAAAATAATTCTATCGTCACAGTATGATCTTACAAGATCCTCTACAACGTAGACTTTATATCCTTGATCTAACAAATCTAAGCACAGACGATACTGTTGACTTTCTTCCAAAATATCTGTTCCTTCTTTGTAGGAGATATAATGAAAACAAAATGGTAGATTTTTTTCATTTTTCTTTACGAAGTATTCTACCAAAAATCTTGCGTGTTCATTATTAAAATCGTCCGTGGTTGATCCCAAGTTGTATTCCAAACCAAGTTTCTTTGCATAAGCAGCAAAAGAACGATTATCTCTAGGCAAACAAGGACCACCATATCCATAACCAAACTTCAGATACTTGGAACCTACCCGACTATCTGAACCAATTGCTTGCAAAACTTTATCAATTTCACACTCACGACCACTCAATGCCATTACTTCTCCGACCATATTGGCATACGAAATCTTGGTTGTTAGGAAACAATTGACTGCAAGTTTTACAAGTTCTGCGGAAGTTGTACTCATTGTATGAATACTTGGCGGAATCACCTGAATTTTAGAATAGATTTCTTTAATTATATCAAGGTGTTGCCCTTCTCCACCAATCAAAACCATATCAGCATAGCGAAGGTCTTTGATGATAGAACCCTGTGCAATAAACTCTGGATTGTAATAAACATCCACACCATGAGGATTGAGTTGTGTTTGAAACAATTCACAATCACCAGGATTAGTTGTGCATCCAACTACAAAACTCTTATTACTCAGAGGAAACTCACAAGACTGAATATCTGCAACCACTTGCCAAACTGCACTCACATCATAACTTCCGTCAGGCAACGATGGAGTTGGAACAAGTGTATAGATGATGTCTGCGTTTTTAATAACCTCAACATTATCAAGCACAGCAGTAAAATTTTTTGCATCATCTAAAAGATCTGCAACTTCTGGTTCGTTAGTTTTAATCACGCGATTGTTTAGACCGATGACATACTCATCACGGACATCAGATACAATCACATCATATCCTGCTTGGTCTAACAGAAGAGCAAAGCAAATTCCAAGTCTTCCTGCGCCAATAACTCCAATTTTCATTTTAGTTTCGCGGCAATCAATAAGTGCCAACCCAAGTTTTTCTCAAGAGTTGTAAACATTTCTGGAGGCATTGCGTCAAACCAAGGTTGTTTGATATACTCTCCACGCTTATATGGTTCTACTTGATATGGAAAAATATGGTCCTGCTCAATGGACAGAACTTCATATCCATCTAACAATTCTACCACATCTTCTTTAGAATAGGTATTCGCAATCGGACAACCATACTGGGCTTCTGGTTGGTCCATCCCTGCCTCAATCATATAGTTCTTCCAGGAGTTCTTCGCATACAGCATAATCTTAAGAACACTGTTCTCATTCATATACTTTTTGATTTCTGCAATGATCTTTTCTGGATGGGGACTATGATGAATCACTCCAAAAGAGTAAATCAAATCATAGGTCTCAACAGGAACAAAAGAAGAAAGTTGTTCTGCATTACCCAAATAAAACCTTCCAGGTTGATTATAAAGATCAAATCTCTTTTCAGCCAAATTTAAACTTTCTTCTGACAGTTCCACACCAGTATAGTCTGCACCATATGCTGCAAAATTAATACCTACCGTTGCAAGACCGCAACCAACCTCTAGAACTTTTTTTCCTTGCCATTCTGAAAAGTTGCTGAAAGAAACAATGTGTGGTTCTGCCTTAAATTTTTTAGCAGATACTTCTTCAAAGTATTCTAGTGTTCCAACTTCTTTATTGGAGTGGCGAATATTACAAGGTCTGTCGTTCCAAAACTTTTTTACGTCTTCTATTGTTGCCGTCATAGTTTAAATGTAGGAATAGGGAGCATTTTATGTTTGTTCTGTGTATTAAATTTTTGATATTGTTTGATTGCTAATTTATGTTCATCTGAAAGAATTTCACCCTTCCACATGTCAAGACTCTGTGGGTTGTCATGATACTTAAAAACTTGAGAGTCCATTACCCATTCAAGCATTTCATATGATACACCAATCTGATCTTCATCTGTTCGGTTGTCCTCCCAGAGACCATCTGTTGGTTGTGCATTGATAATACGTTCATCTACACCAAGATATCTTCCAAGTTCCCATACTTCAGTTTTATACAGATCTGCGATAGGAGCAATATCAACTCCACCATCACCATATTTAGTATAAAATCCAACACCATAATCTTCGACTTTATTACCAGTGCCAACCACAATACCATTAACTGAACCAGCAATCTGATACAAAGTCACCATACGAATACGTGATTTGGTATTTGCATTTGCAAGATTATTGCTGGTATATTCTGTGCCATTAGTCCACCAGGAAAGACTATGAACAAACTTATCATAAACTCCAGAGAGTTCTACACGAATCCTAGTGACATTGGAATATTTTGCTTCCAATGCTTTTGTATGATCATCAGAGAGACGATCATTATCGTGCGACGAATGCAAAGGCATTGAAAGCACATAGGTTGGCAGTCCAGTCTCAGCACAAAGAGTAGATACTACAGCAGAATCAATACCACCAGATACACCCACAACAAATGCTTTAATGTTGGGATTCTCCAAGACATAATCACCCAACCATTTGACAATTTGATTTTTAAGATTTTCGTAATCAGTAATGCGGCTCATAAAACAATCCAATCAGGACAATACAGGTCTTTCGTATCTTTATCCACATATGATGGTCCAAACCACATACGAGGAGCAATCACTTTTTTATTTGGGTTGGAGATAAGCCATGCTCCCCACCAACTCAAAGAACTATTAGCAATAATAGCATGAGAACACAAAGACATCAAGCATAGATCAGCATATGGGGTGTAAGAACCATCTGCGTATTTGTCTTGTGGTTCCGAAATTAAAAACCTATCACCAGAAAAAAACTCTTGTTCTTTTACCCATTCTGGTGAATCAGAAAATACAATCACTGGTTGAGTTTCATCAAACTCTGCCAGTGCTTTTTCGTAATACTCAAGTGGTTGGACTGGATGTTGATCTCCACATTGCGTATAGGACCACTTAAATCCTCTAGGATCAACAAGATTTGGATCTCCACGACGCACATGAAGCATGATTGGTTCTCCTTCCACAGATTCCATCATCTCTTTACATGGTCCCAGATGTTCATCATGAAATGTAAAGTCTTTGCGTAGTTCATCTGAAATATGTGCAAAATACTTTTCAGACTGAAAGAATCCATGAAGACTTACATTGTCAGGGCAGTTCTCAAATAGTTCTGCAGAAAAATGAAAGTGAGGTTCTTGAACGTACTGAAACTCCTCAATAATTGCTTCATGTCTTTGTGGTGCTAATTTAAAACATTCATGAAGACTATAATTTTCAATTCCCTTTCTATCTGATGGGGGAATGCACCATTCGTATCCATGTTTTGCTGCAATTCCACGAACCGCAGCATACTCAAACATTTGATTTCCAAGTCTACCCAAACTTCCTATATGATTAAATGCCAGCATAATTTTTCAGATAAAACTCAAATCATAGTACTTATTAAAATTGACTAGTCCACTACCTTGAGTGTGTCCATGTGCAATATCAGAGATATCAAAAACTTCATGTCGATTTTTATCAATACTTTCCCAAAATCCAGTCATATCTCCATCATTATTATTATGAATGTCATCCAAATATAAAAGTCCACCTTTCCAATTATCTTCAAGATATTTTACCATACCTCTTTCAGGTTCTCCCTGATGACTAGCATCAATTGTAATTAATCGTATTTCATCATAATTAATATCATCTTCTCTAAAATCGCCAAATCTAAATTCTATATTGTTTCTATCAATTTCATATTTAAATAAACTTAACCTATCTACTACATCATAACTAATGATTTTATTAGTCTGATTGTGCGATAGCATAACTGCAGAACCACCATAAGAAGTTCCAATTTCTAGAATAGTAGTATTACTAACAAGTTCAGAATAATATGCATAAAAAGGATAATCAGAAATTCCTGGTTTATTATAATTACCATCTTGATCAGCACACATATACTGTGTCAGATAATTATAATCTTCCTGTGCGTGATTTAGAATATAATTCCTATCAATTTTTATTTTTTGTTTTTCCATTTACATACCTCTTAAGATAATCTTGATGTGAGTAATACTCAACCAATTGCACTTTATTCATTGTCTGAATTTTTTCCCACTCTTGCATATTAGAAAGCATATGTGGATTATTGAACCAAGAGTTTTCTCCTCTTGCATGTTCTAGATGATAAACATAATTATTAATTCGTCCTACATTATAACCTAAAGTTGTAAATCTGTAAAATCTTTCTTTGTCCTCTGGAGCATAAGCCTTAAAATTTTCATTCTCCATTCCACCATCAATATAAACTTGACGATTAAAAAACTGTACCCATCCAAAATCAGAAGTATGAAGATTGGAATGTTGATTAAGATAATCAAAATTTCCAGTTTGTAAAAAATGAGAGACTATTTCATCAGTTGCTCTCACTTGTTGCTGATACATTCCCTGCCCATATGGATAGATCACATCATGTGTGCGATGAAGGATTGATTGATATGCTTCATGATAAGAATCTAATGGAAGCAAAACATCACAGTCATAATTAACCACTATTTCTGTATCTGCTGCAACAATCATTTCATTCAGAACTCTCTGACGATGAAACAATGGATCATTACTCTTTTCAAAGATATGCTGAACTTTTACATCAACATCCAGGATATCCTCTAAAACTGGAAGAGCATCTCTCAGAAAGACCGATTCTGAATCAACCTCTTTGACAATAATATTTGTATCAAAATTTTCTAAAAGAAAAGCAATAGATGTGATTACATTCCGAAGTCTATCAGGAGACTCAATACGAATAGGAATAATAAACGTTGCTTCTGTTAAATCAATTCTCATCTGGATACCTCTTATCACCAATGAAAAATTCCTTATGCTTTACCATTAAGTAATCAATTTCTTTGCTATCTACTAACCATGATCCTTCAGGATGATCAATCCTGGCATCATACTGCATTGTACTACTAGTCCTATCATCATGTTCTCTGTTTGCAATCAAAATATCATCAATAATATGAGGCATTCCATGCTCAATTCTCATACGATGATAAAACTCCGTATCTACCAAAAGTTTAATATTGGTGTCAAGATACATCTTTGATTCATTCAGAAGAGCAACACAAGAAGGACTACCAAGAAGATTACGACCTTCCAAAATCATATCGCACCAGCGTGGAACACAATCTCTATGAGTCTCCACACCATCAGTAGTGTGAGTAAAACCATGAAACAACCATTTGCAGTTAGTTTTATCAAATCCTTGTTTGATTTTTTCCAACGCTTGATCATGAACAAACAAGTCATCTTGCATAATCAACTTGAGAATTCTACCCTCTGCATTTTCCATTACACAGTTAATATTTGATGCCTGGAATCCACGATCATTTGGATTTTTCATATAAGTGATGGAAAATTCATCACTACTTTTCTCACAAAAATTTTTAATTACATCATCTTTACTGTGATCAGATACAACAATATCAAAGTCCTGAAACGTTTGAGTTCGCAGACCATTGAAAATATCAGTAAGATACTTTACGCCTTGACCTTTAAATTCATACGTTGGAATACATACCGAAATCTCAGGCATCAATTCTCTCCCATTCTTCAGGTATCAAATCAGTATCATCTAATGTTGCATCTGGTCCAAACCAAGATACTGGAGCAATCACCTTTTTACTATCTGCTAGCCAAGCACCCCACCAACTAAATGTGCTGGCAGCAATAATATGATATTGGCACATTGTCATTAGACACATATCGTGGATATTATCACTTGATTCGGAGATTAAAAACCTATCATCAGAAAAAAGTTCTTGAGTTTTACACCACTGAGGTTCATCAGAAAAAACAATCACAGGCAAATCACTAGGAAGTTTTGCAAGTGCTTTCGTAAAATAATCATCAGTCTGAAGATAATGATACTTTTGTTTTACAACTTGATCTGTTCTACGAACATGCAAAGAGATTGCCTCTCCATCAGGAATAATTTGATCATAAATTTCTTTGCAAGTATTCCAAACATTATCAAGCCAGATAAAGTCCTTACGAATTTCAGTCTCAATGTGTTTAAAATATTTTTCTGACTGAAGATATCCATAAAGATTTACATTATCCTCACAATTATTAAACAAGTCTTCGTCAAAATTAAAACTTGCTTCCTGACGATATGGTGCGGGAAACAGATTTACTTCTTTGACTGATGATAGTTGAAATGCCATGAAGAGTTTATGTTGATTTTCTTCGTCATTAAACTCTTCATCATTTACTGGTCCCGGTGGAATACAAAAATCAAATCCACGATTTGCAGCGATTCCTTTTGTTGCTGCATACTGAAACATTTGGTTGCCAAAGCGACCATTTCTACCAAGATGATTATGTCCGATCATAGTTTTGTACCTTCAGGAAGAAAATAATGAAATCCAAATGGTTTGATTCCTTGTGTTTCTGGCAGTGGTCGTTCGTGGGAAAACCTTGCTGCAACTTCTATTGGTGCAATTTTACAACCAAGTGCCTCATAAATGTGTCTATTATGAACGCAGATATTTCCATCTTCGGAAGTAAAACCAACTCCCATATGCTTATAAAAATCTCCCCAATTGACATCAAAGTGAATATATGCATGTTTAGGAACATCAAGTAACTTTTTACTGCGGAAAGAAAATCCACCATTACCTACGCGATGTGGTTTTCCCCACGGGTCCAAGTATGCATCATCAGCAAGAGCCCATGGTGCTCCAATATAATCATAATTAAACCAATCATCATCCCACTGTTCTGGATTGATCACAAATCCATCAGGTTGGATCAACAAACAATAATCAGTATCAATATGATTAGTTAGATTATATAAGCAATAATAATTATAATCGTGAATAGACTTAATCTCATAACACTTGGAAAACTCAATGGTTTCGGGAAGATTTCCTGGGTCTTCGTGTGTAATCAGTTTAACCGCACCAAAGTTAATGCCCCTCATACTATACTGAAGAACTTTGATTGCGTCTTGGACTTTATTAGAGGAAATGCAAAATAATGTTACGTTTGGTAGTTCAATCATAAGTCACCTTCATAGATATTTGTTGTCTTTTTATACTCTTCCCATTCTACTCTACATTCATCAGGAGTAAAGAGTTTCCCCTGCCTGTCCATATAGTGTGATGGATAACTATATATGCTACATCCAAGAGACCACCATCCTTGAGAACGATTAAAATCATTCCAATACTTAGGTGCAATACAATATTCCAAATTATTACTTAACCATAAAGGCCAACATGCAAATGTAGACGTTCCAGAAATTACATACTTAGCATTTTTAATAGCAACAAAATCCCATGCCACACTATTATGATATGCAGGATATTCTGGTAATACTTGATTTGCAGTTGCAACATCCTCAGTTACGATTGCAAACTCCATTTTAGGATTATGTGCAATCATTGCTTTAATCGCATTATCATAGTATGACCTTGGTAACCAACAACCAGCATTACCAATCATGTCACTTCCACGAAAATTGATGATACAAATATTGTCACCATATGTATCATCATGTTCATATTCTGGTTTGATACGCAACCAGTCTTTTACCAAGTCCAGTTTATCATAGAAATAATCTTCAGACTGAAATAATCCATCAATTTTAGTATTGTCTTTGATCTTAAAAAGATTTTTATCAGTCAAACGAATATCTGTTTTGAGTCTAGAATCGGTATGAAGACCATGACGATATTCAAAGTAATGGTAATCAATACCTTCAGGAAGTTCATCCGGTGGTCCACCTGGAGGGCTTGATCCACCAATCACATCTCCACCTAGATCTAAATTCATAAAGTGAACGCCTTCAGTATTAAAGCGACGGTCACCTAAATTTTCACGACCAGAAATACCAAACTCATATCCAAGATTGTGAGCAAGCATTCTAGTTGTTACATAAGCAAAGAGTTGATTACCAAATCCTTGCCCGTGATATAGTTCAGTAATAATCATTTAAATTTTCTGACAACATCATCAATATAATTAATCATAGCATCATTTATTGTTGGTGAACACCCCAAGAAAAATACTTTATTCAAAACCTGATTTGCCTCTGGATATTTGGAGGCATCATCAAGGTGTTTGTATCCAGGATGTAAAAGAATATTTCCTGCAAAATAGTTTCGAGTCTGAATTTTATTTTCCTCAAAATAAGAAACTAGAGAACGTTTTAATTCTTTAGTTTCGCAAATAATAGGAACACCAAACCAACTAGTCTCTGCTTTTTGTTTTTCATTAACCACACGAACACCAGAAACTGTTTCTACAATCTTCTGAATTTTTTCTTTGTTTTGTCTACGAATATGATGAATTTCATCAAACTTTAAAAGTTGAACGGATCCAACAGCACCCTGAAGATCAAGGGGTTTGAGATTATATCCCATGTTAGAAAACACATATTTGTGGTCAACAATATCATCATATCCAGTAAGCCAAGTATCAAATCTTCTACCACAAACACCATTAGATAAAAGATTTTGTTGTCCTACACAATAACATCCACGACCCCACCATGCAAAACTTCTTGCAAGATCAATAATTTCTTTTATATCAGAAGAAACCATTCCACCCTCAATGGTACAAATATGGTGTGCAGGATAAAAAGAACAAGATGCAGCAACAGCATAATCTGTTAGATAATTTCCATGCCACCTACTACCAAGACTATCACAATTGTCAGCAATGAGAGCAATATTATTCCTCCTACACAAATCTACAAACTTGCTGATGTTGTATGGATTACCCAGAACTGGAGATGAAATTGCTCCAACAGTTCTAGATGTGATCTTCTCTGAAATTTTATCAATATCCCAATTCAGATCTTCCCAAGTTATATCAACAAATACAGGTTTCAATCCATTTTGGACAATGGGAGCAACAGTTGTAGCAAATCCACATGCACAAACAATAATCTCATCTCCATCCTGCCAACCAAAATATTTTTTCAGTGCAGCAAACATTACTAGATTAGCAGAACTGCCAGAGTTCACCATCACCGAATGTTTAAAGTTAAACTTTTTAGAAAACTCACGCTCAAATTTATTAACCTTCTCGCCAGAAGATAACCACTTACCTTTTAGAACAGCATAGATAAGTTCTTGTGCCTCCATGTCATCCCAATAAGGACCAGAGTAATATACATTGTCTCTTCCCGCTACAAAGTCTTTTTTATTTGCAATAAAAGGAAAGATGTTATCATCAATCTCTTTTGCAGACTGAATAAAATTATTAATAAGTTGATACATAATTACTTTTCTCTATAAAATCTTCAGTCCAAATAGCATGTAATGCCCTTTCAATCAAGTATGCTTCAGCACATACAACTTCACAATGAGAACAATATAACATAAGTTTCTCATAAAGAGACTTACTATACTTTAAAATATTTCCCCTAGGAACAACATAATTTCCACCAGGAGGAAATCGAATATACTCTGGATTGACTGGATTATCAAATAATAAAGACATCAATTCAAAATATGTCGTAAAATATTTTGATGGAGATTGATGACGATACCAAGATGGTTCAATGTATCCACCACCATTCACATAATAAGAGGTGCTATCATGATATCTTTCTATCGGCAGATAATAATTGGCATGAAGTGCGCGAATAAAACGATCTTTTGTTGTGTAATATTCTTCACCGCCTTTATCTTCAGGTCTTGAGAACAAATTACCTTTAATAAAAATAGAAATGTCGGGTAGATTATCATAATTCTCTGCAATAAACCGCATCATATCATAGATGTTTTCCCCAACATTGGGAGAACGGATGCTTTTTCCCAGGTGAGACCAATCTTTTTCTATATCACTTCTATCATAAATCACGGTATTTTCTGGAGAAAATCCATGATCGTAGGTCATTTCCAACCACGCCAAATCAGAATTATGATTTGATACTATCAAAGTTTTCATTTAGATATACTATCTTCTACAATTTTATCAAAAAAATAGGGAAGCGTCAAATGCTCCAAGTTTATTGTTTGTGCTTGTCGAAACAAATGATCATTTTCTTTGAGCAAATCTTCTGTCACTTCGGCATAGTCATTTACAAACAAAACGGGTAGATCTTTATACAGTTCTTCAAGATATGAATGACGTTTCATTATCGGAACTCGTCTCATGTACAAGACTTCCCAGTTACGGTGACAGTCAATTGCATTTCCTCTTGGACAAATCATAAATTTTGCTTGACACATTTTTCCAAGAAATTCAGAGTAAGAACTTCTAGATTCATCAACAATTGCCCATTTCTTTTCACGGAATAAGTCTTTAATACCCATTCTTTCTTGATTTGATGAATCATTATGACTTACATACAAGAGAGTGAGTGGTTTTATCGGAGGAAACTTCATGAAATTTTGAATGACACCAATCCTATCATCCTGAGGATTCATTGCTCTCTGAAGCCCATATGGAGCAGGAATGACTTTATCGCCATGAGCAATAGCATTAACAGCAGATATAGACAAAACATTATCAGGAATAGCATCAAAAATAAATTCGTCTGTTGGAGTATCTTCCAGATTAGTAAAAATGATAAACTTCATGTCAGGAAAATAGGAGCAGAGTTTAAGAAGATCACTCTGCTCCATCAATCCATCTACGTAGGGACGATCAGATTCACTAACTTCTACGATATATCTTTTATATAAACGAATATTATCAATAAACAAAGTCATATAATTACGACTTTTCTTTATCTCAAATAATTTAGACACAAACTCCACATTGGTGAGATTTGCATCTTTCATAAAAGAAGTATAGATATTTCCCCATTGTCCAGACTGGTCACCAAAAGAATAATCACAAAGTTTGGAAAGTGCTACTCCCTCAATCAATTCCATGGTTTAATTAGATCAGAATACTTTTCTTGATTTTGAACAATATATTCTGGAAAAGTATCATCAATTGCTACTGCTTCCAAACGATTAGAGCGTCCAAGTGGGTCCATTCCTTCATCAATTCTTTGTTCCATATTATCAATATTAGATGAAATATTATTTTCTGTATGTTCATATGATGCTAACTTAAGGCGAACATTGTCAGCATCACCTAGAAAACTCCAGTGCCATCCAGCATTCTCAATCTGATACGCTTGTCTCCAATCCGTGCGAAGACGATCAACAGTGGTAGACTTCAGATGCTCAAATGTACAAAGGCGAGTTCCTTTCCAATTCTCTTGATAAAGATAATTTAATTTAAAGTAAAAAGCACGACAAAGTGCAACATAATTATGTGATGAATCAAACCAATCCAAGTCCTCAATGACATATGGATTGATGATTTCATCAGCATCACTTGTCATCACAATGTCATTATCTTCCGCCCCTGCTTTTACGAGACCGTAAGCACTACACTCACGATTGTAGACAGCACGTTGAAAACGAATAGGTAGGTCAATATATCGTGTACCACTTTCATCAGATGAACTATAGTCAGTATGAAATGGTTTCTTCACCAGATAGTCATTAAAATTATCAGGAATTTCCTCTGTAATATTATGAATAATCTTATCGTTAAACTTACCAAATCTGTCTTTATTATCCTGATAGTACAGTGGTTTTTCATTTCCACTTACAGTAAATGGAGACTCCGTAAGAACAAAATAATCCACAACATCATTTAGAATGTTGAGGCGAAGTTCCAAAAGATCAAGTTCATTAAAGAAAATAAATGAGTCGAATACTTTCATAATTAATTTTTAAAAATAACTTCTAAACAACGCTTTTCTCTATCATCAGTAAAATTACCTTCAATGTAAGGCAATATTCTATCCATATTAACTGCTGTTGGATCAACCCACCAATCTTCAAATGGATCTCCTCCAAGATTAGAGACGTTCTTTGCGACCAATACATATCCAAGAGATTCTAACAAATCAATTTGTTCTTGCTGAACATGCTGATCTTGCCCAAGGTAAATTGCAGTTTCAAAACAAATTACAGAAAATCTATAGTCTTCACAAACTGATGCCTTAAGAGCATCTAAAGTTTGTTGTGCAGGTTCAATATCTACCTGAAGAAAATCAATTTGTTTTGGAAATTTATATTTTTTAAATAACTCAGAATAATTTGCTTTTGTTGCATCCTCACATAAACAAGGGTTTTTTCTTTGGGAAACATATCTACTCCATCCAGGTTCTAGCCATTCAAAAGCAAGACCCGTCCAATCATATTGAGTTTCTAAAATATAAGTGTTATTAATAGAAATTCCGTCATCAGCACCAATCTCAAGATAAGTTCCATTTCTTTTACCATCAAGAACACTCAAAACAAAAATGTCTTGAAGAGATTGTGAGTAGTTTGTTTCAATTTCATCTGCGGTATTAAAATTGAGTCGCAATCTATCAACGTCAGACTTTGTATATAAATTGGACATTAGATCCTCCAGTATTCGTAAATGTCTTTTGTAACTTCATATTCCATATTTTTAACTTTTCTATTTGGTTGTTTCATTGCCCATAGAAACATGTTATCCACTAGGTCTTGCAAATCAGTTTGGTCCTTAAACTCCAACACTGTCTTTGCTTTTGTATGATCACAATAAGCATGTTTAACCTCATGACGTGGCTCACCGTGCTCAATAGGTACATCATATCCATATTTTTTTGCTGTACTCTGAACAACAGAAGCAACCTCATTTAAAGTGAAATACTTATCTGCTCCGATATTAAATATTTCATTATCATAATCAGTCAGAAGCTTGTCAAATGGTTCCATATAATAACGGATGTCAGAAAAAGCACGAGTCTGTTCTCCATCGCCATATACTAAAATGGGTTGTCCATTGATTGCTTTACGAATAAAAATGCCAATTACATTGCGATATTTGTCCCAAATATTTTGATAGACACCCAAGACATTATGGGGTCTTACAATATTGTAACGAAGACCGAATTGTTCATGTGCAAGTTTCAGATCACATTCTACAGCATACTTTGCAATTCCATATGGATCAATTGGTTGGGGTCTTTTTTCTTCCGTAAATGGAGGTTCTTGTTCACCATAAACGGCCATGCTTGATGTAAAAATAAACTTAGTATTATGAGTAATGCACTCATTAATTAGATTAGCAGAGCAAACAAGATTATTGCGATAGTTGTAATTTCGAATAAATGGAGATAAGCCCTCTGCAGCGTAGGCAGCAAAATGAAAAAGCACTTCGGGTTTATACTTTTCAAAAAGTTCTACAACTTTTTTTCGTTTTTCTAGATTAAACTTTACAAAAGTAAAGTTTTCTGCCTGCGGTACAAATGCTTTATATCCACCAGAAAGGTCATCAATACCTACAACTTCATGTCCATTTGCAAGTAAGTGTCTTGTATAATTTGCGCCAAGAAGTCCAGCGCATCCTGTTACAAAAATTTTCATTGCGGTAATTGATATTCTAACATTAATTTTCTTTGTGAGGAATCATTCTTCCAACTGCATGGATAAACTGGAATATAATCTTTAAGTTCAACCTCATAAACAGTTACATCACTATCATACAGCATAGAACAATTTAAGTGTTCAGTCAAGTATGCATTTGATGTAAAAAGGTTTTGGATATTTTGAGAGCAAAGTGCAGCAGAAACACCAAATGTTCCGACACCCGATGTTGCAAGATTCTTTGCTGCAAGAAGAGTTGCATAATCCTCTACAACAGAAAGTGATTGAAACTTCAATCGATCAATCTTTTGGAGTTCTGGAACTACAGGATTATTGCTATTTGGTTCAGCAACAACAATAACGTTTTTAAAATCTTCAATTAAAGCAAGATAATAAGAGAGTGGGTTCTGAACATAGTTATGAGGTTTTTCATATTCTCGCTCAATAATATCTCCACCACGAATATGAACAACAAGTGTATCCTCATCAAATGGATCTAGTGTTGGAACTTTAAGATGGGGATAAATGAAGTTTTTACACACTCTTCTCATGTTGGCATAAGCATGTTCTTTACTAATGCCGATTTCATTTCCACCCTCTAGTGTTCCATTATCACAGTGAACGGTAGGTTCCCAATTATAGAACTTACCATCAACATGTTGCCCATCTTCACCAAAGTTATAACCAAATTTACCAATAATATCATGATCAAGTCTTTGCTCAAAACTATGTTCACGATACTCTGCAAGCATAATGCAATTTGCTGTTTGTTGGATATTATTTCCAACTCTTCCAGCCCAGTGAGAAACTGAATATCTCATGATGTTTTTCTTTTAATAAAGACACAAAACATATCATCAGGGTGAATATATTGTTTTACTTCAAAATTAATAAAACAATTTTCTATATTCTCAACAGTAATTTCTGACCAATCTTCTGGTTCAGTTACCCCAAATAATCTATAATCATCAATAAGAATTAACCCCTCATCGGATTTATAAAGTTGATCTATAGATTTACATTCCTCCAAAAGAGGAACATCTTTATCACCTTTAGATGTACATCCATGAGAAAAATGCCCATCTAACCAAAAAACACACTGTTGTTTATCATCGAATTGATTTAACAAATTTGGAATAACTTTAGTGCTATCTCCAAGATGAACGGTCACATTCCCATAATCGGGATGTTCTTGGAAAAATCTACTATAAAGGTAATCTGAAATTTCAATAGTATGAACATCATTAAAATATGGTTGGATACTTTTTACTGTGTCTCCAACATATGTTCCCGTCTCCACAAAAGTAGAATAGTTATCAGAGTCCAAGTCAAATTTTTCAATTACATCATTTAATTTTTCTACAGTTAAAGTTGGCATTACACATACTCCTTTTTCATTTCAGCAAAAACTTTAGCAATTCCTTGATCCAATGAGGTTTTAGGCATCCACCAATCAGTAATATAAGTGTCTGCCTCATTCCTTTTATCCATCTGAACACTGTCTTTAGCAATGCCAGGTTTGATCTTTACATCATAACGACCAATAAGATTAAACTGCCCCTGAATCATTTCAGCAACTGACTTAATTGAGTCATTGCGGAAAGAAGTGATATGCAAAGGATCTGTTGGTTTAAAGTTAGAGTAACAATTCATAATTGTCTCAAGACCCTCACAACAATCTTCTGCATAAAGAAACTGACGCTCCTCTGTGCCATCAGTCAGCATCTCAAACTCACCTTCCTCAAATCCACGACGAATAAAATCAGTAATAACGTGTGACTTTTCTGGATCTTTCTCTACACCATAAACATTCCAAAATTTAACAACAAGACCACCCAGAGTTTGAGTATATAATTCACCAACTCTTTTTAAAACTCCATAGGGAGAGTAACTCATATTACTCATTTGAGATGATGCAAAAACAAATGGTTTGCGATATTCAGCAAGATACTGAAACACATTTGCCATAATTCTGGTGTTGTTATTGATGAAATCATAGGTATGCTGATACTTCTTTAGATACCTAGAACCACCCACATCAAACGCAAGAAAGAATACAAAATCAGCAAGACGAATATCGTGCATCAATTTGGTATTAGGAATCTTGGTGAGGTCTTGATCCTCACCATTCACAACATCAAACTCTGTAACTTCATGTCCCTTTTCACGAAGATACTCTGTCAGATATGCCCCAATCTGACCACCGGAACCCAAAATAGTTACTTGCATAATCAAACAGAATAGTAAAATACTTTAATTTGAGGCTCAATCCAATTATAAGTCTTACGAATTCCTTCCTCAAGTGTTTGAGAATAATCCCAACCAAGTTTTTCACGAATCAAATCATTATTAGAATTACGACCGCGAACTCCAAGTGGAGCATCCAATTTATGCTGCTTGGTGACGGTCTTACCAGCAACCTTAGCAGCGATATCTACTAACTGATTGATCGTAACCATTTCTTCTGAACCAATATTTACTGGTCCAATAAAATCAGAATTCATCAATCTGCGTGTTGCTTCAATACATTCATCAATGTAAAGGAAAGATCGAGTTTGTTTTCCATCTCCCCACACCTCTACTGTTCCACCTTCTTCTGGAAGATATGCAACTTTACGACAAATTGCTGCAGGAGCTTTTTCACGCCCACCCTCCCAAGTTCCTTCGGGACCAAAGATATTATGATATCTGGCAACACGCACAGGAATATTATAGTTGCGATGATAGGCAAAATAAAGACGTTCCGAAAAAAGTTTTTCCCATCCATATTCAGAGTCTGGGTTAGCAGGATAAGCGGACTCCTCACGACAATCGGGATTGTCTGGATCTAATTGATTATGTTCTGGATACATGCAAGCAGATCCAGAATAAAAGATTTTGGTAGCGTTAACTCCCTTGTCTTCATTCATCTTACGTTGCATCTCAAGAACATTCAGATTAATAGTGACAGAGTTGTGCATAATATCTGCATCATTCTCACCAGTAAAAACAAATCCTGCTCCACCCATATCAGCAGCAAACTGATAAATCTCATCAAATGTTTCAATGTAACGCCAGGGAACAGAATTGTAAAAATTCTTATATGGTCCTTTGTACTCAAGAACACGACGCACAAAATCTGCATCACGAAGATCTCCTTGAATAAATTCATGTGCTTCACTTTCAGAATATTCTGGACGCTTGAGATCTACACCACGCACCCAATATCCTTCGGAACGCAATCTGCGAACCATATGATTTCCAATAAAACCACCTGCACCAAGCACAAGTGCAGTTTTTGTATATTCAGACATAAAAACATTTCACTCCTAGTATATAGTATAGATTATTTACAGATAGATTGCAAGCCTGTTTGCAAGTCAACTTCTGGTTTAAATCCAAGATTTTTGAGTTTACTTACATTCATATAATACTCAAATGAGGAATTTGAAAGATAATTTATTTTACTTTTACTATCTAAAATTTCTTTGCAATATTCAACTGCGGTTCCAAATTCTGTAATAATTCCCGTGCCAACATTATAAATTTCATTTAAATTTGAATGCTGTATTAAAAAATTTATAGCACCACATACATCATCAACAAATATAAAATCTCTTTTAAACTTACCGAAATTATAAAGATTCACTTCTTCATTACACTTAAGTCTATCAACAATATATCCCAAAACATTTTTCTTTATCGATCTATTTTTATCATTTCCATAAACGTTTGCCAATCTAAAAATACGATATTTAACTCCAAATGTTTCACAAAAAGTAATTAACATTTGTTCTGCTGCTCTCTTTGTTATGGAATAAAATCCTTTAGGATTACAAGAATCTTCTTCAGATGCATTGATTACCTCATACCCATAAACAAATCCAGAGCTAATAAAATTAAATACAATATCTTCACTTTTACAATGTTCCAAAACCTCCATCAAAATATTAAGATTAGTATTAATATCAATGTGTAGATCTTCGTAAATATTATGATTAGTTGTTGTACTGATACAATAAAGAATATTATTTGTCTCTGGATTTCTTTGCTCTCTTGGAATTCTTACTCCACCATATAATTCGCAAAATCTTCCACCAACAAACCCACTTGATCCAAAGACGGATATATCACTCATACTTTTCACACTCTCCAAAGACTATTCCTTTTCTGTCTTTTTCAGACAAAATTGGATTTGCAACTTTCCAATTGATATTTAATTTATCATCATTCCACAATAAAGTCCTTTCATTCTCTTTATATTGGTAATCTGTGACTTTATAAAGAACCTCTGCTACAGGAGATAAAACAGAAAAACCATGAGCAAAACCAGGAGGAACCCAAAGTTGCATGGGTCCTGGTGTTAAACGAGTTCCTATCCACTTTCCAAATGTTTCTGAACCTTGACGAAGATCAACAATTACATCATAAATCTCACCTGACAAACAACGAACAATTTTTCCCTGAGCATGATTAACTTGATAGTGAAGTCCACGTACTACATTCTTTGCAGACACTGAATGACAATCCTGAACAAATTCATATTGTCCAATAATTTTTTGCACTTCTCTTAGATTAAAGGATTCTGTAAAAGATCCTCTATTATCTTCATATATTTTTGTCTTAAGGAGATATGCGTCCTTAAGTTCAGTTTCTATTGCGTTCATACCACTCAATTGTTTTTTGTAATCCATAGTCAAGAGAAAATGATGGTGTCCAGAAAAGATTGTTTCGAATCTTGGAGATACTTGTAGAATATCTTCTATCGTGTCCTGGTCTATCTTTTACATATTCTATCATACTCTCTGGTTTATTCATAATGTCAAGAATTTTTTTAACTAGTTCAATGTTGGCAATCTCACACTCTCCACCAATATTGTACTTTTCGCCAATCACACCACTTTTCCAAACTTTAATCAAAGCAGTGCAATGATCCTGAACATATAACCAATCTCTTACTTGTAACCCATCACCATACACAGGGATTTTTTTTCCAGAAAGAATGTTTAAGATTGTCTGTGGAATTAGTTTTTCCTTATATTGTCTTGGTCCATAGTTATTAGAACAATTAGTGATATTCACAGGCAATCCGTAAGTGTTATGATATGCCATTACAAAGTGATCACTTGCTGCTTTAGATGCTGAATATGGATTTCTTGGTGCATAATTTGTATGCTCGGTAAATGATCCTCTATCAATTGATCCGTAAACCTCATCCGTAGAGATGTGAATAAATTTATCCACCTCATGTTTTAGAGCAAGATCAAGAAGACTGATTGTGCCTACAATATTGCTGTGAATAAATGGAGAGCAATCTTTAATGGAATTATCTACGTGACTTTCTGCAGCAAAGTGAAAAATAGTTTTAATTTTGTGTCTGGGAAAAATATAATCACAAGCAGACTTGGAAGCAATATCAACGGTATAAAGTTTTACATTGTCTGGAATATAGTGCCAATCTGCCGCATAAGTAAGTTTATCAATACAAACAATCTCTTCGTCGGTAACTTTAACTAAATGGTGGAGAAAATTGCTTCCAATAAATCCAGCACCACCAGTAACTAAAATGCTCATATCAATCGTTCTTAAGGGAATACTTATCTAAAATTTCTGGCGAATATTGGCGAGGAGCCTCAATCAGTTCTTTGTGCTCTCTTTTTTCTTTCTCAAGTGAATAAACTCGATTTCTAAGTTCAGTTGAAGAATATTGATGCCTCCTCAGATGATAATGCAACTCAATATCATTATCAATGCAATATTGCTTTCCAGTAAAATCAACGTCTTTATACTCTTCACTCAGAAACCTAATATGAATCGTTTGAGTTTTAATTAAATTTAAAAGGTCTGCTTCAGTTTCATAAACAAGAATTTCATCAACATATTTGCAAGCCTGGAGTTGAACATAACGCTCATAAACAGATTGTGTTGGTTTATTTTTAATTCCTGGGCGATCTATTGTTGGATCAACCTGAAGTGCTACCTTCAAATAGTCACACATTTCTTTTTCCATCTTAAGCATTGTTACATGCCCAGCATGAAATAAATCAAATGAACTGCAATTAAATCCTATTTTCATAGACAAAAGTATTTTATTTTATTATACTAAAAAAGGTGAGTTTATGCAACCCACCTCTAGTAACTCAGGCTCGCCACCAATTCTTTGTCTGGAAATTGGAAACCAGGCGGGAGAGAGTCCCATCCGCACCAACTGCCCTTGAGAGAGGCAGTAAACTCATAATAGGGTCATATTGACTCCACCAGTATAAGTTTTAAGTCATTCCAGGACTCAAAAAAAGTTGGGTTAACTTTGATATCTCGGAAATACCAAAAAATGTACATAAGAATAGCACATCCCAAAGTTTAAGTTTGATTGCAAAAGGTACTGTTAGTAAACCTCCAATACATTTGATCATCAAACCATATTTAAATTCTCCCCACAACATAGTTTGATAACCAATAATGAGAAGAAAATTTCCAATGTATCTTAAGATACTTGTTTTAGACATAAGGGGTTTTCATCACCGACCAGGGCTTAGTTTTAAGTCATAACCGAGACTATTGAATACCATTGATCTCAATCCAAAATGTCATCTTCTCTAACATAGCAAGGAACTCTATCTGGATCTAACCATCGGCAATATTGATGATCTTCCATTGCAGTAACACATTGCATAGAATTATCAAAAAGATAAATGTCATTCCAACGTTTGGTGTATTCATTTTGTTTTTGTAAGCGATAATCGGGTTTACCGTTTATCTCAAGAATACCTGCTTCAATAAAGCGATACCCTTCACGTTCTAAAAGAACTTTTGTCATGCAACCTCAACAGTTTCAAGATCAGAAAGAATATATTCCATGAGCATCTCATAATCATCCAGAGGATCACCAGAGAATACTACACCTTCATTTTCATAGAAACGGCGAACCTTTTTATAAAGTTTTGGATTTTTTACATCAAGATAAAAATCTCCGTTTGCTGCTCCACGAAGAGTTTGAACGTCTTTCTTAAATTTTGCTGTAAGAGTCATTGTTTTGATTGTTGACCTATGTATTATACAGGTTTGACTTAGAGAAGTCAAGTGCTGGTTGTCGGGATCGAACCGACCTGTCTTGCCTTATGAGGGCAGTGCTTTCGCCAGAGAGCTAAACCAGCATTCGCTATTCGCAAATAACGAATAGCAATACGAGTGCCTGGATTCGAACCAGGTCAAAGCCGCTAATCTGGCGGAAAGAGTTTATAAGACTCCTCTGACTACCAAGTCTCACTCGCTTGCGGTTTATGATGCCTCGTCGTGATCAGTGTATATTCGTATGAGGTCATCATCCACAATTGATTTTATTGTATACTTTATGATTCCATTATAAGGAACTATCACTGCACTATTATTTTCATCATGTATAATAAATGATTCGCCATTTTCGACTTTTTCCATTAGATTATCAAAATCTGCCTGAAACTCTTCTACTGTAAATGATTTAAGTTCGTTTAATTGTTGATTCATTTTCATAAAGTGATTTTTATGAGTCGGAGTGGAGAGGATCGAACTCCCGTCTTCATCTTCCCAAAAGATGCCGTCTACCGCTGACTTACACTCCGTTGCACCGTTATTTAGTTCGGTGTATAAGCATTATACCCGCAATCGGCACAATCGTCAATCCCAATCCACAGAGTCCTATCCAGATTGGACTTGTTGCTAGTGTCTCTACAATATGAAAAATCATCGTCCTCTCCAATTCTTGTATTCATAGTAAAAGTATTGATCTACCTCATCAAGACCTGATAGAGGAGCATCTACTTGCCAATCTGTCCATTCTAAACAAAACTGTTTCATTGATGAATCAATTTTTCTAAATCCATACATTCTAGAAAAAGCAGATAGTGCAAATTCATATCTTTGTTTATTGTGGATATGCATGAGTAAGACTCCAACATATGAAAAGTCCAATAAGACCAAAAATAGTCATTGCATTAAAAATTACTTTACTCATCTTCTTCGTCCTCGTAAGTAGATGGTTCTTCGAATAATTCGTCTATCTTTTGTTGTAAAACTCTTTTTTGAAGTTCTTGTAAATCTTCGTCTGTGAATCTTACCACGAGTAATGGATCTCCTGCCTTAACGTCATTCATTTCTGGATGCTTTACCTTTGGACTTTTTGAGTATCCATGGTGAGCATTCATTACCATCCAACCCTGCACAAACATTGATAGTGCAATACCCACAAGAACAAACCAAGGAACCAAAAAGATTAGTTCAGCGTGATTTTGAGCCATGGTAATAAAGGTGGGATTACCCCAACTAGTCTTAGAAGTCCCTCTGCAAATAAAGCAAGAACCACCCAACCGACGCACATACTAATGATAGAAGCATTACGGTTGTGTCGTCGTATAGCAGCATCAATCATCTCCTGCACTTCTGTACGAGTTACATAATCATCGTCAAAAGGTTCCATCATTTCTCGTCTCCAAGAAACTTTGCCAGAGGGTCTCTTCTGGTTTTGACTATTTCACACGCTCTTCGGTAAAACATATTATCTGTATTGCCAGACTGTTCGAAGGTCTCCTTGATCTTCACCCAATTATCATAGGTGTGCTGATCCATAGGGTTTAGGTTGAATACTACTAGTTATGATAGTGAGTACTTCTACTTTGTCAAGTTTGTGTTGATACAAAAATATAGATTAAGAAAATCTAAACTTTTGTAATATTTGTAACGGAAACGACTGGATTTGAACCAGTGGAGGTGTTACCCTCATTTGTTTTCAAGACAAACGCAATAAACCAGACTCTGCCACGTTTCCAATAAAAGTCCTCAACGGACTTCAAAATCTAATTTACGAACTTTTCTTTTTCTTCTCTCTTCCTGCCAAGCAATATCTTGAGAGGATAGCACACTTTTATTTTGATTTTCTTTTAAAGAGTTTAGCATTACAACTCTTGATAAGTCAAGTGCTGAAATTCTATCTCCACGAATTGTTGCCATATTTGGACAACCACAGGTTACTGTTTTTGATGGATGTCCGTGCAATTCTCTATTGCAATCTTTGCATCTTATTGAAAGCATTGTTCTTCATCCTTATCACTGTAAATGTGATCTCAATTGCCATACAAACTTACCATGAGATTCCATTAAGTCTTGAACCAGATTAGCAGTTGCATATTGCTTTTGTGTTTCAGACTCTTCAGAAATCTCTTGCATTAACTCACAAAACTTAGTGTTATTATCAAGCAATTCCTGAAGCATTTCTTTTGCTCCCGTAGAGCTTGCTGCTTCTTTAATTTGTGTTACCTCAAGCATTCTTGAAAGGGAACTTAAAGGTTTAATATTCAGATATCTCATATGTTCTGAGAGACGATCAATCTCCTCAAACATAGTCTCATACTGTCCACCAAAAAGTTGATGAAGTTGAGTAAAATCTTCTCCAACTACATTCCAGTGAAATGCCCAAGTTTTATGAAACAAAACAAAAAGTGATGACTGAGCATCACTTAAGAGTTTAAACAGTTTTTCCATTATACTCTTTTTTGAATATTTATGCAAGTGGGAGCAGAGGGATTTGAACCCCCGACTGTCTGAATGTAAGTCAGAAACTCTACCACTGAGTTATGCTCCCAAATGGGTAGTGAGTGCCCACCACCCGCAGAAGACACTTTCTGCGATTTTCACTGCATTAGAGGGCAGTGAATAAGAAAGATAGGCAGGTGCGGTATCCGTCGTGCGTTTCAGAAGTGTCACCGAGTCCCATGCTCCTTTTTCTTTCCTTACCTTTCTCAATTTGGAAGACCCAGACATTTCCAGTCCTTCCAACTCCCCCGACAAGATTCGAACTTGTGACCTGGAAATTAACAGTTTCTCGCGCTACCGCTGCGCCACAGGGGAATA